TGTGGAACCAAGAGTTCCGCCAACGTGAGTCGGGGATTCGGCTCGGTCCTTGGCGTTGTGTCACGCAGCCAACAGCATGCAAATGCTAATCGGGCTGGGACGTGTGGCAACTCCCGGAAATCCGGAGAGCCATCGAGCAGGCGGGTGGCACCCGCTCGTCCACCAACTGAAGGTAGCCTCATTGAGAGGCTGTCTGACGTGGTTCCCGAGAACCTTTCAAAAAGGTTACTCAAATTAGCCGAGGAGGATGGATTTGACGAAGGCAGCCGGGTGTGGGGTGAATCCCTTTTACGAGCATTAGTGCTTGTTCAACCGGTTGCATTACCTCGCTTGTTAAGCAACGGTCCCGTTACATCACACGATCGCACAGCACTCAGGTGCCTTGCAGTCACTGTGCTCCGGTTTATTATTAGGCCGAAGTACTATGCACTGTCTTGGCGGGGGGCGTCTGTGTCAGGATCTTGTGTGATGGAACTCGAACTTCGCGGAACCCTCTCGCTGAATTCCTTTACGAAGGTTATGCAGAGGGTAGCGCTCTTTCAACTCTCACGGGTTGCTAGGGCAGGGCCTTATCCAGCGGGTGATGAGGTCTTAGCCGCGTTGCAGCAGCATCGAGTCGACATGGACTCCGACTTTCGTCCAACGCGGAAGTGTAGGAGACAGATGGAACTCTTTGCCACGAGGTGGGCGCATGGCAAGTCTATGCCACCCATCAAGTGCACCTATGGAACGTCTGGGGGCTTAGGCTTCGGGCGCAAAACGGGTGGCTGGCGTCGAGGGGTCAGGGAGCTAGTGTTAGGGCTGGGAGAGCGGCTCTTCACTAAATGCGAGGCGGTGGAGTTCTCCAAGATTGTGTCAGACTTCGTCCAGCCGTTCGAAGCCTTTTCGGAGGTGACGGATGATTGGAAAAACTCAGATGCTAAGCTTGGAAGGGACGGTCAATGGCGGATGAGAGGTGATCAACTGCTATTCCACTGGAGACAGGGGTATCAGGAGACACTGTCCTATAACCACTACGACTTTTACACATTTCAGCGACCGCACTTAATCGCGATCGCTGCTTGTGTGGGATCATTGTGGGAGGACTATATCGCCAAAGACGGCTATCTTGACAAAGTCGGGCTTTGTGCCATCAAAGAGAAGTCACGCAAGGTACGGTTGGTTACACCAAATGCGGTTGCCTCAGCGATGGTCGGCAGCCTCTATAACTCATGGTTATTGGGGTTGTTAGCCCAGGATCCGCGTACTGATCCTTTCTCGGAGCCGAAGGAACTTGACCCTAGCCAGGTTAAGGTGCCAAGCGGATATGAGATTAGGTCAGTGGATCTTGTCAGGGCATCGGACAAGATATCGGGTGATGATCACAAGGCTATCCTAAGGGGGGTGCTACGTGGTCTGATGATCCCGCTTGACAGTCCGTTTGCACGCATGTTGCTCTTTTATGCTCGGCCTGTTCTCATTGAGGGCAAAGGGGCAAATGGAGTGGCATTTTCCTATACCACAAAAGGGAAACCTGCTATGGGCAGGGGCCCAACATGGCCAACCCTTTCGCTGTATACGCTCAAGCATGTAACAGCGGTAAAATCCTTAGTTCA